AAGACTATCCAGTCCTGTTAGCACTCAAGTACCGGCTGGACTTGAAGAAACAAATAACCCCTCTATGAGTACAACGCACTTCGGTTCCTCTAGAACTGAATCATTCGTAGACGAACTAGGTGGACTCAAGGATGACTTCAATAAGATGCTAGATGCTATCTTGGAGTATTACGTTAAGCCTGTCAATAGCAGATACAGGCCATTCGATGAGCCAATCTCCTTCGGTGATAGGGGAGAATTGGGTTCTGCCATTGACTTGTTCAAGACACTCACACAGGATAGGAGGAATGCCAATGCCTTCTTCATGCTACTTTGGGCTGAGAGTCTAGGACAAGGAGGACTCATTGCTCCCAAGCAATTACAGAGAATGACAGCATCCTTGAAGGAACTAAGCACTCCATCGAAGTTCAAGGACATGGCACGTTTGAAAACCGCTTTGAGGGAATTAATGAAATCCACCAATCAAATCATGTCAGTCAGTGGGGAATCATTCAATGACGCATTGGAAATTGAAATAGGGAAATGGTTCCATGACTTCCTACAGAGGAACAACAGACCTGACGAAAACTTCCCCAAATCAACTAGCGTGGCTGAACTAGCAGGTAGGTGGGAGAAGAGCGAGATATATCCAATAGAAGCAGTCCAACTTTACTTGGAGAGAAGTCAATCAGTTTATGAGAAGGCTGGTATGAGAGAACAAGTCAATCAATTCAATTCCGCAATAGATGATATGAACATTGTCAAATCCACCGATGTCCCAGTGATAGAAGTTCACGACATCATCCGTAAGATGATGGGCAAGCCTGTCTATCACAACACCTCAAAACTCGATAACTTCAATCACATGGATTCTGCTATAGACATCATGGAGAAGGAATACAATGTTGAAGTTACGGCTAGTGAGATAGAGAACATAGTCAAGGATGTTGACTCTATGGAAAGTCTAAGCAAGAGGCATGGCATTCCATCTGAAAGCGTCTATTTCCTAAAGGCGACTTTCAGGTGATTAGATGGCAGAGTTTCAGATGGCAGGGCCAATATCAGAAGATGAAGTCAAAGCACGTTTTGCAGAACATGGCATAGATTACGAAACGAGAGCAGAGAGATACGAGAAACTCAACGGCACTCCTTTTGCTACGATAAACCCGAACTATTGGATAGCGTATTATCCAACAGTGGAGGAAGGTAAGCCATTGGCAGTTCAAGGCATTGGAGCATACAAGGATATCTATCTTCTAACTGGGTTGGTAAGCCACGCGGCGAAATCTGGTCTTAGCGAGGAAGAGACAAAAGGTGCTGGTAGTTGGATATCAAACAAAGTCATTGACATGCACAGCAACAAGCCAATCGTAGGAGCGGCAAAACCAGCCGGAGTTCGTGTGTTTGATAGACAAGGATTCCAGCCGATACAATTCGACTCAAATAACAAAGTCATTAATCAAGATGACATTCCTGATGACATAAGGGAGGTCTTCACAATGTTGGAGAACGAAGGAAGTAAGACAACCGCAATCAGGAAACTCTACTACAAGCCTGTTGCCAAGTGGTTCTACCTCATGAGGCGTTAGAATGGGTTGGTTCGATATTCTCAAAATCAGTGGCAAGGAACTGCTCAATGCTGTAGAATTCAGCGATACTCATTACAAAGACCAACAGACTCCGAAAAGTGACCACGGCTACAGTGTGAGAAACACCACGATGACCAGACCACATTTTGAGGGAAAGTCACAATCAGTAGGCGCACTAGACAAGGATGACCTCCAAGTAGTCAGGAGGCAAATAGGGACCAAGGGGGAGGAGTGGGATTTGAATTTCTCATTCGCCTCTCCTGATAACGAGGATTACATCGTCACATGGAGAAGGGTTCCCTTGAACAGGGAATTACCCGGTAGTGGCCTTTTTCAAGTAAGAGGAGGAGAAGCGCGACCTAAACCTACAGGATTCGGACATAATGATGCACCCAGAGGGATAGTTGTGTTTGATAGTGTATATCCCACAGATGTTAACCAATGGGAAGACCCAATAGAAAACATAGAAGAAAAGATGGCGGCTAATGAGGTCACTGATGTTTTGTCTCTTTGGCCGAATGATTCCGAGAGATGGAAGAAAGTCAAGGGACAAAAAGAGGATGAGCCTGAAGTTAATTGGACACCGCAAGATGACAAAGACTTGCAGAATTATTATGACAAACAAAGGAAATACAGAGAGAAGAAACGAAGGTTAGGGAACAAATACAAAGGCGATGGTGGGTATAACTTCCGAGAAACTGAGATAGCGCGACTAGAAAAGAAAAAGAAAAAGGCAACGGGTGGGGATAAGAAGCAAATCGGAAACAAGAGAAAGCGAAAAGGAGGAGGGCCACCTAATCCATTCGGGGGTAAGACCTGATGGAAATAGATGACATGGACTTCGTTTCTGCAATGGACATGGAGATGTCCAAGACATCATTTCCATACTTCTTCCAGAACGTCCTCGGTATGATGTTCCCATCATACATGGAGGAATGGCTTGAGTCGATGCAGACGACTGATAGGACTGTCATCATCTGTAGTCGTGACCACGGCAAGTCCGTCTTCATGCACAGTTGGGTTGTTTGGAACCTAGTATTCCAAGAGCCTCCGTTTCAGATGCTATACATCTCATCGAACCAGAAGCAGACGCTGGTTCACATGCGAGAGATAGACAGGATGTTCAATCATCCGGCATTGAAGAAGTTCCGCCCCAGTAGGAACTGGGCCATAGGTAACATACAACTAACTAATGGCAATGCAATCCTAGAGAGGTCAGTTGGTTCTCAGATTAGAGGACTCCACCCACAGGAGATTATCATTGACGACCCCTTGAAGGAGTTTAGCCTAGCCGCTATTCAAAGAGTGACTGATTGGTTCTTCGGTGACATGATACCTACTCTCCACCACACTTCCAATCTTAGGATGATAGGAACCCCTTTCACATACACCGACATATTCGCACAACTGGAAGAGAACCCAGCATACACCGTAACCAAGTATCCCTGCTTCAATGCATTGAACGAACCACTATGGCCTGATAGATGGGATGCCGATGCGCTATTGCAGAGGAAGGCCGAGATAGGTTCTCTCAAGTTTACCCGTGAGTATCTATGTGTCCCAATATCTACCGGCACTTCTCTATTTAACCCAGAATTCATACAGAACTGCAAGAACAATGAATACGTTCTGAAACTAGGAAATAGAAGAGATAAGGGATACAAGTATTACGTTGGGGTTGACCCAGCGATATCCACTGACGGTGATTACAATGTGATAACAGTCTTGGAAGTAGATGATGAGTCAAACAAAACCATTGTCCATGTAGACCGAGCAAAGAACGTTCAGTTCAGGGAGAACATAGAGAAGATTAGATTGATTGGTAAGATATTCCAACCAGAAGTTGTTCTCTATGAGACTAACACCTTCGCTAAGGCATTCACTCAGGAGTTGAGAAGCATCTCTGACTTGAACGTCAAGGACTTCGACACCACTCGTAAGAAGAAACAAGAGATAATACTCAACTTGCAAATGAACATAGAGAACGGTAAATTGAATTTCCCCTATGGCGATAACGCCAGCAGAAGGTTGACTAACCTGTTGATTGAGGAACTCTCCATGTTCAGCATCACGGAGTCTGGTCGCTTTGAGGGAGTAGGCGCACATGACGACTTGGTTATGAGCCTCGCTTTGGCTAATGCCGCCACCCAAGCACCGGGGGAGAACTTTATTCTGCTAGACGACATGGACTTGTTTGATACGGCTCCGACAAGACCAATGGGTGGGATGTTACCCGGAGGAATATTGGGACTGAACATTTAGGTGATACTATGGGAGAGAAAGGAGATAAACTCAGGGAGATGGCTACGCTTGCTGATGAAGAGCAAACACTAGTAGACGAACAACAAAGACTCACCGAGGAACTCCAGCGTTCTTGGTTATCCGACCAACCCGTATCGAACCATTTTGATATTGAGAAGAAGTTTGCAGTCCATAACAAGATATCCCTGTCTGATGCCAAGAAGCAATTGAATGAGGATTTCAAGAAATACGAGGTAGAAGGCAAGGACATACCATCACTCATCAAGGAACTCAAGAACTATCGTAGGACTCTGAAGGGCGAGGAGAAAATCAAGATAACGCATTCCATTGACAATCTCATCAAGGGATATGCCTCTCATCTGGATGAGACAATAGAGAAGATATACTGGCTCTCCAACTACAAGCCCGTAGTCAAGGAGATGGTTTGTTCCGAGGAACAACTCATCAAACTCTCATACATTCATGATGAGAATACTCGCAGGGATGCATTGGACTCCCTATGCAAGTATTGGGAAGCGAGACTGGACAGGGCAGAAACACCATACAATTCCACATACTCCTCTCTAACAAAGGAGATGACTAACAACAAGAAGGCATTCAAGAAGATAATCAAGGAACACATGCCAAGTATTGGACCGAAGGATATCATCAAGCAAGAGATTCTACATGCAGTATGTGAGGAGCCGGGGATATCCGCTAGACAGATACATGAGAGGCTACCAAAGAATCTCTTCAAGAAGACTTCTCCCAGTATCATCTCTAAGATGGCTAGAACCCAGAACATAACAACAGTTGATGGTGCGTTCTACAAGTTCAGCGATGACATAAAGAAGGACATCTATGCATACACTGCCGCATTCATAGACTCTGATGGCTACATCACAATGGACAAAAATTTTAATCCAAGAGTCGGACTCGTTGCCACTGGCGACAGGGGGAAGGCATTCATGCTGGAGATGCACAAGTCGCTAGGATGTGGTAGACTGCACTTAGACCAAAAATCCCCACAAGATACGAAACCCGTTAACAGACTGAATTTCTACTCTGCGGCAGATGTCGGAGAGATACTCAACAAGTGCCGACCATTCCTAAGAATGAAGGGAACCAATGCTGATATTCTCCTTGAGTTACTGAGGATGAAGAAGTCCCATAAGAAGGCTGATTGGTACAAACCCAGAAGAGAGGAACTCTTCCAATTGATGAAGTACGAGAATCACAAGGATAACATGAACTACGATTTCGTGAAGTACGGGATAGACAGAGAGACAGTATTCAAGTTTCATGATAATTGCAAGATGACTGAGATGGATGTAATCGAGGGAATCATAAAGAGCGCAGATGAGGCTATAGATGACTTAGAAGAAGTTGCCGAGGAACACGATTTGTCAGAAGATGAGTGGAGTTCGGTAGATGATGCATCTGATTACTTGTTTGAGCATAAAGTATTGGAGGATGAATGAATATGGCAGAAAGAAGATTTAGCATAGGGAACCTGTTTAGGCGAACAACTCCTAAGCCAGCAGACAGAACAGTATTCAATCCGGGGATTCAGGAGAAGGACACATCCTACCTTCTCACTTCCCCTGTTATCTATCACATTGCCCAACAGTCAGTGATTGTCAGAACATGTGTGACTCAATTGAAGAACGAGGTATTCAGGAGAGGGTATCTCTGGGAGGAGAAGTTTGTCAGAAAGTGTGAAGACTGTGGCAAGGAACACCAATCACCAGTAGAGCAGTGTGCGGAGTGTGAATCCCCTAATCTAACGAAGCCTGACCCTCAACAGTTGAAGTATGCGCAGAAATTCCTAGAGGGGTACGTCAACAAATCCGAGCAACTCTTCATTGATGTGTTGAAGGAATTGGAGGATGACTTGAACATCATGGATGATGCCTATCTTGTTCTAGTCAAGGAATATTTCATGGATAACAACAACGAGATACGAATGCATCGTATCAAGGAGGTCTATCGAGGTGACCCCGTGACAATGCATATCTATTCCAATGACTTAGGAGAGAGAGGCAAGGGAGGATATGTATGCGTGAAGCACCGAGACAGAATAGAAACCAGTGCCACTGGGCTTTGCGAGGAATGCAATTCAGAATTACACCCAGTTCATTATGTGAATAGGGTAAAGGGAGAAGAACAATACTTCACGAAGGGAGAAGTCCTTCATTTCAGTAAATACTCTCCGGGTAGGATGTATGGACTATCCCCTATAATCACACTATGGAACCATGTGACTACCTTAATCGCAATGGAGAATTACGTTAACTCATCATACACCAAGGCAAGGATGCCCAAAGGACTACTCGCAGTTCAAACTAGAAATATAGATTCAATGCGGTCATTTTGGCGTAGTGTCAAGGAGAAGATGGAGTCTGACCCACACTTCATTCCTGTAATGGGAATAGAGGCTGAGAATGGAAAGGGTTCAGTTGAGTGGATTAAGTTCATGGATAGCCTGAAAGAGATGGATTACATCTCTGTCAAGGATGACTTGAGAGATAGGATATCTGGTTTCTATGGTGTGAGCAAGGTCTTCATGGCTGATAACTCCGCTAGTGGTGGATTGAACAACGAGGGTATGCAGATTCTAGTTACGAACAGAGCGGTTGAGATGGCTCAGACAATCTGGAATAACTACGTCTTCCCATTCGTCACCAAGGAATTCGGAATCTTGGATTGGGAGTTGAAACTACCACCATCCGAAGAGGAGGATGAGATAGCCAAACTCCGCAAGAGGGAGATTGAGGTCAACGTTGCCTCTGCTATCAAGAACCTCGGCTTTGAGGTCAATATGGATGACGAAGGACGTTTCACATATGTGAAGCCACCACAACCAGAAGACCAACAACAAGAAGAGGAATTAGAACTAGACCCATACGCTGGAACCAATATCGATGCTGGACACATGGGACAGATGATGGAAGCAGGTAACAAACCATCAATGGCAGAGGCAGGGCAACCAGCAGAAGTCAAATCCACTAGGAATAAACCTAGCATGAGTGTTGGCCCTGACAAGAGATTCAGTGGTTTACCAAAGGACGCAGGTAATGAAAACGTGGATAAGCGAACAGAGAGGCGAGTTGGTTGAGCGAGTTGCTCGACATCGCTAAGAAATGGAAAGAAGAAATTGAAAAATTGAATGCAGAGACTGATGAAAGATTAAGAAAATATTTGGAGGAAGGAAAATGAGTGAAGAAAAAGGTGTAAGACAATTGGAACGAGAACTGAAAGCCGCAAGGAACAGACAAAGAGCGGAGCATGAGAATGCGGTCAAGAAGACCCGTGACTTCTCTGTGGGAGGCATTGACCCTAATACTAAGGCCAAGCCAAGCCCAGATACAGCAGACGTACCCAATGTAATCTTACTACCAAAGAAAAAGAAACCAAAGAAAGAGAACATACCATTCTAAGGGGGCTGATTAGTTGTCATACATGGATATCCTCAGAAAGCAGGGTGGGGAAGTCCATGATGACATCTATGACATCAAGGGAAATCTCAGCCCTAGAGAACTGAGAGATGCATCTAGTAAGTGGGATGAGGAGAAGTTCGGTCCTAACCTACTAGCAAGACCTGCACCACTAAAGGACAGAAGAGCAAGAAAGGAAGGAGATTGGAAAAACAATCCCGGTTTCATGGTTGATTCGACTAAAGTGCTAGAGAGAATCGAAGCAATGCCATCCGCGACTACTACCGAAGAGATGATGAGTGAAGAATACTCATTGAGAGGAGAGATAGAAGCAACCCTAGAAGCATTACAAGAAGGCTATGCACTAGAGATGGAGCGTAGGGGAAAGCAAAAGGAGCAATTCAAACAACGGGTCTTCGATGTAGACGCAATGGAAGAGATACTCCGAATGACTTCTAAGTTTGAGAACCCAGCGATGTTAGAGGAGAAGTTCCCACAGAAGGAGAAGTTCATCAAGGACTGGGGAACAGACTTCGCTAGATACAAGGACAAGATAGATGCCTTCCTGTATTATGGTGAGCCAGTAGCAGGTACTGTTAGACGGATGTTCCTTGAATCTCCAAATGGGTCTTTCTTCGATAAGGACTCTAGCGAGTGGATGGAAGGAGAGGAATTGGCATACAAGAAGTTCAATGGTAAACCATCCAAGGAAGTATGGGAGGACTTGATGAACTTCTTAGGCCTAGAGGTAATGCGTGGTGGAGATAAGGATATTTCTAGAGGAAGAATAGAACAACATGTCCAATTCGATGAAAACAACCTTGACCAGATTTTCCACTTGATACCAGAGGATGACCTACTGGAGAAATTCCCAGTATTGTTCGATGAGGGTTCTTTTGATGATTTAGAGAGTGCGCTCTACATCCTAATAGAAGATGTCATGGAGATGCATGATGACTACTTGGATGCCGAGGAAGATGATGAGAACACAGAGGAGAATATCGAGAAGTACCTAACCGCGATAGAGTTCCTGATGCATGTATTTGAGATAACCAAGATGGATGATTACGTTAACAAGAACGTATTGAAGGAACTAGAAGAGATAGAGGAACCAAGACCATTCCAACACCATAGGGAATTCAAAAACATAATAGACGCACACGATGAGCAAGACGCAGAGGATATACAATGAGTTGGCAATCTATCCTCAAATCCAATGGTCTAGTAGAGAAACTAGAGCCTAAACAGAAGAAGAGAATAAAGAAACTCCTACAGGCGGCTCAACCCACTGAGTTCATGGGTCAGGAGATAGCGCAGTTGTCTGATTTGTTAGAGGAGATGAAGGGACTCGATTTAGTCAAGACAGACAAGAACATGCAGAAGAAGTTTGAGAAGTTCGATGAAAACAACTTAGACCTAGTTGCCACAGCCTCCGAACTACGGAAGGACTACGAGACACTCTACAATCAGTTGAGAAAAGAGATTTACCCAAAGAAGGAGAGGAAGAAATGAGTTGGCAAGATATAATCAAAAATGAAGAAGATGACCCCTTGGGTCTTAACGAATATCACGCCAAAGAACAGAAAAGATACGATGAAGCAAATAAATGGTTAGACCAGACTATCAAGAAAGTAACTGAGATAAAAAGAATCATCAATTCTGAGGAGGGAGCAGTATCAGAACAATATCTTAAGGAGATAAAGGGTCTGTCTGCCCTTGCATATGAAATGAGAGAAGGAGCATTTGCAGTTAGTGACTATGATGATTATGATAGTGCATATGATACAACCTTCGACCAAAGGGCGTATGAAATGTCTGAGGCTGATAAATCAGGAAGGAGAATGTAAGAATGAGTTGGCAAGATATAATCAAAGTGGGTAGGCCAGATATTCCTATTGAGGAGGCTGGTCCGGGTGATATGGAAGAACACGAAAGGAGTATGCTCCGAAATGAAAAATATGGAAGTCCTCATCCTAAAATGACAGATGAAGAGAGTAGTAGTTATGGAAGGGCATTGGACATGCAAAATATAGTGAAACTCATAGAAACGAGCATGGATGATTTAGATAAAGATTTGATAGAAAGTTATGGCATGGGAGGATATGAATTGCCCGAAGAAGCCAAAAAAGCCGTAAGAAAACGAGTTCTGCAAACTGCCCAAGCAATGGTAAAACAAGCAGAACAAGATTTGGATAGGTGGAAGAGTCGCAGTCATTGGAAGGGGATATTATGAACATGAGAGGAATACTACAGGACAACCTTCGCAAGCAGAAGTGGTTCAGCATCATCAAGAACGAGCAAGATATTGATGAACTCGCTTCTGATTTGTGGTCAATGCTGGACAACAACGAGGCCATTATGGGTGTGACTCCTGATGGTGACTATGATGACATGCTCGATGGATACAGGGACAGTGGCGAAACATATGTTACAAACTATATCTCATTAGAGCCAACAACCTACCACGAAGAGGATGAGGAAGTAACAGTAGAATTCGATTTGAACTTCTGGGACTACAAAAATCACCTTAGACTAGGTTCATATACAGGTGATAGTGGCTATTACATAGCGATGGAAGATTGGGGCGAGGAAGATAGAGAAGCACTACTGGCCCTGAAGGAACATTTGGAGGAATTAAGATGAGTGAAGAAAACAATGAGATGATACTACTACTGAAGGAACTGGTCGATAAAGTGAAGTCGCTTGAGGAGGTTGTCTATCAGAAAGATAATCTACTTATGAAAAGTGGACTCGTAGTAGTTGATAGCCCAACGCCATCAATAAGCAATGATACACCAGCAATAACAGGGGATACAGTAGCGAAGATGGATTGGTCACAGATTAGCAATATCATAGAGACAATAGAGGGATAGTATGGCAACAAATTTACAGAACGTAAACAGAGCAATAGCAAAGGCCAAGGCAATTCTACAGGAAGCGAATGTCAATACCCTTGAGAACAAGGATGACTTGATGGGTGAGGAAGTGAAGGTCAAGAAGCCCAAGAAGAATCCAGCCGAGGAGAAAGTAAAGAATCCTACTGCCAAGGATGACACATCATCAGGCTATGGTCACGTTGGTGACAAGCATTACATTGGTAAGACGGATAATTAGGTGTGAGGATGAATGCCTCACTCTGGTCTAGCGTTTGAGAAAGAAGAAGACGGACTCACTAAGAGGGTTCTTGATTTCTTTGAGCGAACCAGATTCGCCTATCTTTCTGCTAGGGAAGACCCTGATGAGTATGGCCCGAAGTGGAAGAAGATAATTAAGAAACTACGGGAGGACTTCGACCAGATAAGCAACTTCGCTAGGGAGTTGAAGGAATACATCCAAGAGAAGGAACTATTCGATGATGATGTATATGATGCCAAATCAAGGACTGCCGAGACATTGTTCTCACAGGTCAAGGAAATGAGATTCAATTCTGAGAAGATAGGCGACCCCTTCTCAAAACTACTAGGGGATGATGTGATTGACACGTTCATGGAGAAACCAGACGTATTCATATCATTCATTCACTATGCTATGCGGTCACATCCCAATACGCTACCTGACAAGATTTGGGAGAAGCACGACTTGAAACCCGATGAGATTACACAGGGAACGATGGGATTGGATTTGAAAGTAGAGGATATTCCGTTATACATCATAGAGCATTATGGTGCAGAGGGCAAGGATACTCGCAGGGTGAAGTCGAAGTTCAAGGGTGCATTTGCGAGATTGAAGGAGATGTATAATGATACATACCCCGAAGACAAATGGGACTCATTGGTTGACTTGGATGTGGTGAAGGCTGAGAAGAGCGAAGAGGAGAAGCAAGAAGTAGATTTTCTGATTCCTAACAAGCCTATGTATCGTATATTTGAGTCAGATGACTTGAAGGGACTCAAGGGGTTCAGTGGGGATTGGCTCGTTCAAGAGAAGTATGATGGGATGCGCATTCAGATTCACAAGGAGAAGAGCGATATCAAAATCTACTCCTACAACAAGAAGGACATAACTGAGAAATGTCCACTACAAGTTAAGGAGATGGAGAAGAAGAACTTCGGGGATTGCATATTGGATGCAGAACTGACACTTTTCCTTGAGGATGAACCACTGCATCGAGCAGAGACAGTATCACATGTTTTCAAGAAGGAAACCAAGGGGAAGTTGTCTGCACACGTTTTCGATATCATGAAGCATGAGGGGAAGATGGTTGCTGATGAGCCTCTGCGTGAGAGAATCAACATGCTCTTCTACCAATACAGTTCTCACTCTACGGAGAACTTGGCCTTCCCATCTAAGAAGGACACTAGGATTGCTGATTCAATCAAGGAGGTAGAGGACTATTCCAAGGAGATAATGTCGTTACCTGCTTCTGAGGGTGTGGTCATCAAGGACATAGAATCCACATACATCATAGGGAAGCAGAAGAATCCCAAGTGGGTCAAATGGAAGAAGTTCGTTGACTTGGATGTAGTTGTCTTGGATGACAAGAAGACGAAGAAGGGTCTGCATTCCTATAGCATGGGAATAGGGCCAGTCAATGCTGAAACCGCAAGGAACTACAAGACGGTTGAATTGGATGACAAGGCATACCTTCCTGTTGGTAAGGCACTGAACACTAAGGAAAGTGTAAAGGTTGGGGATATCGTCAGAGTCAAGGTCGATGAGGTTAAGAAGACAAAGAATGGTTTCAGCCTGTATTCTGCCAAGGTCATTGAGATACCAGAGGTCACTGAATCCGATAAGGTTGACACGTTGGAGCAATTGTCTACTAAGACGAAGAAGTCCCTTGAGTCTGCAATAGAGTATGTTGCTGGTAAGGCAATTGGTGATAAATTCAAGATTATGAGTGGGGTTCAAAATGCTAACAAACTACGAACCGCAAAGGATGTAGTTAGCGATAAGAAGAAGAAGAAGGTCAAGAAGGGTATCTACATCACTGATGGCATACACGGAACTGCTGAGATTATCCTGAAGAGCGACTTGGATGGGTTCACCATATATGGCTTTGAGGGAGATGACTTGATGCAGAAGAACGCCCTCTACAGCATAGACGAGTGGAAGGAACAACTCAGCAAGATACTGAAGACCAAGAAGTCTGAATTGAGACTGGGGATACGAAATGACATCATGGAGTATGGTGATAAACCAAAGCCATTCGATAAGATAGTCGATTTCGTAGCAGAGCATTATGGTGAAGTCTTTGAGGAGTTGTTTGAGGGTAAACCGGAGAGGCTAATGTCTTGGATGAAGAAGCAGGGAGACATACAATACATCCATCCTAACAAGTTCCAAGCAACAGATGATGTTCTAGAGAAGGACATAGAGGAACTAAAAAAAAATGAAACTCCTGAAAATGGCGAATTTAAACTCTATCAACGAGAAGACGGAAACATAGACTTCGTTATTTCTGCTGGCGAAGAGAAGATGGTTTGGACTATAGACATTGAAGATACGGAAGATGTGTTCAATCTATTCGGAAAGTCAGGGAAGTTCCCTGCTATAGTCGCTGATAACGTTAATGAGAGCAAACTCTTGGATGCAGGTGAATTAGAACTAGGAGTTCAGAAGGATGGCTATCATGAGTATCGTTTGGATGGTGATAAGTTCCAGACTAGAATGCATCTTCGCGTAGTACCATTGGATGAGCAGAAGACATGGTTGGCATGGACAGGGAAGAAGCAAGAGATGCTAGACAAGAAAGAGGATAAGGGTGTATGGAAAATCACTGAGGATAAATGGGCTAATTTGCCATTTCCCAAGGAAAAGAGCGAGTAGATTAAATAGTAAGAAAAAAAGGTGATTGGAGTGTTAGCAACAACAGGAGTATTATTGAAAGCAGAAACTGATGCCGAATTCAGCATTCTAAAATCAGATAATTTAGTAATTGGAGGGTATGCATCTATAGAAATTGTAGACAAGCAAAACGACCTAATCACATTACAAGCATTGGAAGAAGCAGTCAAGAAATACATGACGAAAGAAAAATACAGAAATGTAATGTCAAATCATTCAAATGTTCAAGTCGGGGAGGTCATAGAAAAATACCGAGATTCCAACGGTGTCCTACACAAAACTGCTGTAGACGATGTTGGATTCTATGTAGTAATCAAGATGCGCGATGACATCGAGAAGGCTAAAGAAATAGCAAGAGGTATTAGAAAAGGAACATTACGGTCTTTCAGCATAGGTGGACAGGCAATATCAAAGAAACAGAGAAAATCTGAGGAGTTCGGGGAATACAACGAGATAGAAAAACTTGAGTTGCATGAAGTTACTGTCTGTGAAAAAGGAATAAACCCGGAAGCGAAATTCGACATTTTAAAGATGGAGGAAAACAAAATGAGTGGAAAACTGGAAAAAGCCCTTGAGGAGTTGAATAGCCTGATGAAGCAGGTCAATTCGCTCCAAAAGGAAGAAGAAAATGATGAAGAAATGGAGAAAGGTGACGAGTATATGGACACTGAACCTTCAGAGGATATGGGAGAAATGGGCGGCGAAGACGACCTAGAACTTTCTGACGACCTAGAGGAGAAGGCCCTTGATGAGGATTCAACAAGGGACTTTGAGGCTGGCGAGGAAGTTGTTAGTGGCGGAAACCCAACCGCAACCCCTGCACCTCTAAAGGTTTCTAAGGGATTGGAGAATGGCGATTTCTCTACTCTCGACCTAAGTGTGGAGAATGTCGAGAAGGCATATGAAGCATTCAAGGCTGAGAAGTTAGAGGCAATGGCATATGATTCCCTTAACAAGGAGTTCAGTGAGCGTTTGTCTAGCGAACTATCCGTAAAGAAGTCGGCGGCTGAGAGAGCAGAGTATGATGCTCGCACAGACGTAGCGGCACTTAAGGAAGAGTTTGCTGAACTACGCAAGTCCCTTTCGGCAGAAAGCAATGAGATAAGGAAGGCAAGAGAGGTTGCATTTGAGATTCCCGAAGGAGTCCCAACCAATACTCTTCAGGCTTCTGAGATTTCATGGAGCGATATTCACAGTATTGTGGAGAGGTATCAGTGAGGTGATTAAGTATGACAACAGGACATATTAGAACAATGGCAGACCTAGAAGCCGCAACCTACGGCATGGTCGGAGGAACAGGGAACGCCCTGCTAAAGAGCAGTGGAGTAGTTGGAGGATTCGGAACGCCACACGATGCGTCATCGAATGGCTTTGGCGCGGCAAGTGGTCTAGGTGACCTTTACAACTTGCTATACGGACAGAAAGTCTGGTCGATGCTAAATCAGGAAGTCAATGCACTGTCAATGATTTCCAAGAGGCCATACACTGCTAGTGGTTGGAGGATTCTAAAGAGCCGACCTGCTGGTGGTAGCGGCTCTGCATTCGGTATTGGTACGACCAATCCCGGTACGTCTACTGCTGACCTATCTGCACCAGCCGCCGATATGATTGGTGGTGTTGGTGAGAACGAGGAACTAGGTAGTGAGCGAATGAGAGCATTGGCTCCAGAGTACACCAAACTGTACGTCAGTCCAAAGACTGTTGCACATCTGTTTGAGTTCTCAGAACTCGGAATGGAGATGGCCGCAATTGACGATGGAGTAGGAGACATCCGCTCAATCGTTAGAGAGGACATGGGCAAGCACCACGCAGAGGTTCAGAACAAGATGCTTCTAATGCCACTTCAGCATTACGACCACGCAGAGTATGATGAGATTGACAACAACTATACGTCACTATACAAGATAGTGTCGTCTGCTGGTGAACTAGCCGCAATGGGTGACGCAGACATGGGTGAGCAGAGTGCCGCCGCCGCAGACCTACCAACACAGATGGTTAGGATTTTCGGAGAGGACAGGACTGTAACCAGAAGCGGTGGAGACTACACCGGAACGGATAACTTCCTTTCGGCTGAGGTTGATTTCGGTCTAGGATACGCCGCAGGTGATGCAAGAGTTCTAACTCTGACTCTTCTAAACGACATGATTAGGAGACTCAGGCAGAACGGAGGTAACCCCAAGGTTATGCTAACTGGATACGATACTATCCAGCATATCTCAGACCTGCTACAGAGCCAAGAGAGGTTCATGGACAGGAAGGAGATTGTTCCAACGCACAACGGTGTAAGAGGAGTGAAGGGTGCAGAGGTTGGCTTTAGGGTCGCCACTTACTACGACATCCCAATTATCCCAGCAAAGGACATGGCACAGACTGGTAACGCAACCGCTAACAAGTTGAGTGACATCATGCTACTAGACACAGACCATCTGTGGCTATCAGTCATGAAGCCTACACAATACTTTGAGAACGGTATTACCAATGGTGACCCATTCGGCGTGGGTTCTCTAGGGAATCAGGGAATGTACCGCACAATGGGCGAGACTGGTTGCTCTTTCTTCAAGGGCCAAGGAAAGATTACGAACCTAACGAGTGCATAGGCGGGTGATTGAGTGACACACGCAGTTACCATCCTTGCTGACCATAAGGGCTTTACCGCCCCACATGTGTCTGGTGATGAGTATTATGTTGATGCGAAGATTAACATCACCGCATACACTGCTAACGGAGAAGTAATCAGTGCTAGTTCACTAGGACTGTCTTCCGTTAACGCAGTAATGATTACCGGACAGGAGAAGGGAGTTGGAGCCTCTGGGTTCCTCGCAACGGTTGAACTAGATACGTCTGGTGACCTAGCGAGCAATTCGACCTTCCAAATAGTCGCCACGGACTTCGATGGGACGAATGCCGCCGCATCTGCGAATGATGATGTAGGCATGGTTCGCGTCAGAGTCTACGGACTGATTTGAGTAAAACATAAAGTAGTAGCCTCTGTCCTAGAGCATCAGGACAGGGGTTACTACCCCCAATTTATTTGGTGAGATTATGGCAGTAGTTAGAAGCAAGATAGGCAAGATGACTTGGAAGAACTACAAGTTCGATGGTAATGGAACTAGGGTTCCAACGAGAGATGCTATCATCCTATACGGTGATAAAAACGTCAAGGTAGAATTCACTGCTGATGACAAAGCCACCATACAGAGACTAATGGAAACCTCACCTAAGAAGGTGAAGCATCTATCCAAGCAACTTAGGCTTCGTGGGCCGGATGCTAAGGGAGTCATGGATTCGCTATATCCTCGTACTAGAGCAGAGAAGATAATCGGCAGGGCAAAGGCTCCTGAACCAAAGAAGGAAGAGATAAAGGCAGAACCAAAGAAGGAAGAGAAACCTGAACTAAAACCTCCACTAACATGTGCTGAGTGTGAGAAGGAACTAACGGGGAAGCAGAAGAAGTTCTGTAGTCGTCAGTGTTCACTCGACAATAGGAAAGGAATAAAGACGAAGGCTATGGAGGCTAAACTAGATGAGTAGCCCTACATGCTTTAGTAGTGGTGTCAGAACTGCTGACGCAATCATTACCACAGGTAGATGCAAACTAATCTCAATTAGAGCATCTACTGTCACAGATGCAACATTCACCGTAAAGGTTTACGATAGTGCTGATAATGACCCAAGTTCAGCAGGTGAAGTAGAAGTAGCACGAATGCAAATACACTCCACTGGTGCAACCAGAGGAAACTCAATGGAATACGACATGCATGGGGTAGTATGCCAAAATGGTATCTTTGTTGATATCACTGGAACTGGTGCTTACTCAATAGAATATGCGTGATTAATATGCCAAGTATAGATACAGACACAAGACTAGTGATGACAATACTGTTCGTAGGAGCAGTCAGTGGAATAAACATCTACTTTTATTCCCAATATGGAATAACGTTCCCTTACGGAGCGGTTGAGCATTCATTGCTCTTTGGGATTAGCACCATTGGTGGAATAATGATAATGAAGGCATTGTTCGATATGGTCGTCAATGACTGGATTGAGGAGTACCTACTACAGAGAAGGATTGATGCGTACTGGGCTAGAAAGGCTAGGGAAGAGGACAACCGCAAGAGAGTCCGAGAATCCTTCAGGCAGTTCCAGCAGACTTGGAATACCACAGTCGCTTCTCCCTCAAACATATATGGGGATAACAACCTACCTACATTGAATCCAACCAAGGGAGGAGTCAACCCATCCTTCCTAACATTGGAGACTGAGCAGTAGTGAGGCATATGAATGGTCAGCGAAATCCTATTTGGAATGGATGAGTCTACTCTCGCATACGACTTACAACGAGCGCATTCTGCCGACATCTGGTTCTTACGGGCTAGGTTCTGGTTTTGGGGATTAGTAGGCGGATTGTCCAGTTTCATACTAGGACAGGCTATGGCAGTGCTTGGCATTAATACTCTCTCCATAGCATGGAATGGCTTAGTGGACTTTTGGAATCATCTGTGGTGATTTCATGTCAGTGATGGCGGGATTCGCCATACTCGTTGTCGAAGGACTGAACAAGATATATCAAAGAGTCCATGCGATTAACTTCGGCATCTATGGTGCTAGTAGAGCAGGGAAGACGACATTGAATCACCAACTCAGGACAAGAGGGGAGGTTCCTGATATACGACATAGAACCGAGGGGATACAACGTGCCACTAGGAAATACGTCAAACTAGACGGTGACGCTCATACTGTCAAGACTGCTGATTTGGGAGGACAGACTGTCTATTGGCATGAGTGGATAGAGGACATGCGAAATAGAAGACCGAAATACATCATCTTCATGATAGATGATAGGCATATGAATAAGCACTATGACATAGAACAACAATTGTGTTGGACATTCCTAGTTGATACCATCTGCGACCCACACTGGCATAATAAGAAAAGAAAGAAAAAGAAGAGAGAAGCAGATTATCCCATTGCAGTTTCTATCTGGGCAAACAAGTACGACTTGTGGCAAGACAGATACGAGCATGATGGTCCGATAGAGAAGCACCCTATTTTTGAGGCATTCAGGGCAGGGATGCAGAAGTTGAATGACAAGGGAATACCATGCCACAAATACATCGTAAGTGCGAAATCTGACTCTGAGATGGTATACAGGGGAGTCCTAACAATGATAAAGGACTACTAGAGGTGAATACCCATGAGTATGCAGTTTCAGCCACCGAGCCTCATCGGTGCTAATTCTACTAACGTAAGTAATAATGCATTCATGGACAGGCATTCTGCGGCGAGGGCGGCAGGTGCAGTAATGCACTATGAGTATAAGAACATAAAACCGAAGAAACAACTAAAGGAAATAATCAAGGTATTAAAGCCTGAGAATAAGACCTTCCTGAAAGTCCCATACAAGTTCAAGTATAATCTGAAAGATAGGTGTGTGGTATGTGGAACACAGAAAGTATGGGATGCCAGTGATAATCTAAGACCCCCTCTTCCACTGCACAAGGTACGCAAGGGATATCCAATGAGAGGAACCTACTGTGAGAAACATGCCGCCATACACAGGCAATATGAGATGCTAGAGCAACAGGTACTAGCAGAGGAACATGGTCTGTCCTTCAGCGCATACATACCAAAGGCTCCTTCTATGCAGACGTTAAACCCACTTGCTTCTGGGCCTCTAACCAGTTTGAAGGAAACAGACATTGCTTCCTTGGGAGCATTGGGGTGGACAATTAAACCTCCTGTCTCAGCCACTGAGAGTAAAGAAGAGGAACTATTCAGGCTAGTAATAGAATCAAGCACTATTGGTGAGAGAGTGAAAACATTATTGACTGAGGGGGTTAGGGTAGCACCAGAGGAGGGTGAGCAGTAATGGGAGTATTCGGAACTAGCAACTCTTCACTGATGAACACAATGCAGAGTAATCAACAGGCACAGTTCAAGACACTCAACAATCTGCTAACCCTACAAGAGAACCATGTCGAGGATTTCTTCCAGTATCACGGTGAGGCTTTCCTCACTGCATTAGCCCAATTGATTGAGGATACTGTGCAGAAGGTTCTGGGACAGATGCTACCACAACTGAAATTCCAGACAGACAGTGCTGGGGTTCTTAACATGCATTCTGATTCTACTACTGCCTTTGGGAACATCACTGAGGCTAACATCAACTTAGACCTCCAAACACTCCTTGCCTCCGCAATAAACTCAGAGGTAATAATGCAAAGGAGAATGGCTAAGGCACAGTATCTAGAATCGCAAGGGTTCGCTATGCCAGCAGGGGAACAGATGCCAATGAACAACATGGGAGGACAGATGAATCCGGGTGGTGTTGACCCATCACAGATACAAGGTGGCAACGCTTCTGTCCAGATGAACAATACTATGATGCAACAACAGATGGCTTTCAACAACCAATCTGGATATCCAGTTCCACCTGCTGGATATGACAATATGAATAACCCATACTGGATTGACCCCAATACAGGGCAGATGTCCTATACACCACCTGCAAGTGGTCTTGGTCTTGCTAATGCCGTGAGTAAGGGCATTGCTTGGGCTAAGTGGCTTGCATAGGTGAAATGAATGGCGATATATCTCCCTGAAGAATTTTCAGTCGATGGCTACGACCTTTCGATAGAGGGAGATAGTAACGCTAATTTCCAACAACTAATGGATAACAAACTATTTCGTTGGATGTTAGCATATCCCTTCTCTTGGATAGAAAGGAAACATAAGGCAAGTGCAAGAAACGCCTTGGAACTAATCCAAGGAAGATTAGGAGACTTGTTGGATTTGACCCAACAGGAGTTCGATGAGAAGCACGGGGATTCTAGATATGAATTCGATGCTGGAGAATTTACAAAATATAAAAAGGACTTTCTCCAAACAATCAGCCAAACCACGATACCGCAAGTTGTAGCCGCATTGGAAGCGGAGGACTTACTCTCGGCACAGGTGATTCCGCGAAACATAATGAGTAATATGAGGGAGATGGATTTCACTATGGGTGATTTGATGGATAACAACAAAACACAGAGAATGGCTACTGCTAAGACCACCCAGAGTGGATTCAAACCCGGTCTTCCTCATGGTGCTAGAGGAAAAGGAAGAAAGGAACCCTATGGCCCATTAGGAGAAGGCATAGACCCAGAGAAAAGTGCTGGTCTAATGGGAGCATTCCTAGAATCGAGGCCGATACTTTACGAAGAGATAAGAAGACACATCAAGGTAAAGGGCCATGAAATTAAGTTCGATACAGAGAAATACATTTCTGAACTCTCAGAAGCAGAGGGCTTTGGCAAGTTAGATGATTCAGAGTTCGTGATTGCTAGTGCTAGGAAGTCCAGCGCAATAGAGAAGACCGTGGAGATATTCAGCATTAGCAAGACCAATGATGATAGGTATCGCATTGAGGGATTTGGTAGGACTAGGACTGTTGATGATATAGAGGAAGCATGGGATGTCTATAGAAACGCAACTGACCTTGAGAAATTAGAACAACACATAGAGGATACCATCCTATCTCAGAAGAAATCACCATTGTCAGATATCCTATATTCAGTCGTAGAGCCGGAAGACAGGATGTTGGATGTGGGTAAGTTAGAGATAATGATTGACCAACTATCACAGAGCGACAAGGGTAGGGCTGGTTTTGGTAAGACAGAACCAATCAGCAAGAAGAGTTGGATTAATTGGGTTAGAGCATTGGAAGGTAAGACTTCTGAAACAAATCCAGACGTAACGAAGATAGAGAACCTACTAAACCATGCTTTCCCTAATTTCCATAGAGATGCTCCATTCAGTGTTGTTGATAATTCTAAGCATATGCAGAAGGTTCAATCAATGAAAGATGGAGTTCTTGAGGGGTTGACATCAGAAGAACTGTATGATATCTGGGAGGACAATGGTAAGCCAGATGGTAGTGACATAAATATAATTGATGATTTGGCTAATGCCATTTGGAGACATGCATTGGGTAAGGACATGGCTAGAGGGTCTAAAGGTGAAATAGGATATCATCGTGAGGGTCGATTTGCCTCTGGTGTCGAGAATGCCCTAGAAGAAATAAACGCAGACATAAAGAGTCGCAAAACAAAACAAGACATCCAAGGAACTCCTACAGACAAACCAAGAGCAGAGAAGGATAGAAAATTTACAGAAAGCGGCGAACCAGCAGTTACCGACAAACAAGGTAAGGCAAAGGCATCTGATAGGTCAATCGGCCCAATAGGGGGAGGTGGAGGACATTCTGGTGGTGGAGATGCTTACCCTGTATTGGACGCTGGAAAGAAGAAGAGAGGCATGGTTCAACTACGAGTATCATTCACACCTACTAAACTAGTCAGTGCTAGGACATATGAGATAAAACATAGGAGAACT